TAGTTTCTTGCATTATTGAATTTCCTCGTTGGTTGGAAGTATATCAAAGTCAGGGTGAGGAGTCCTACAAGAGAACTCCACGTGGAACCTGTTGGGATCATCGTATGGACGTTCGACTGATACGTAGTCCATAACCATACCCTTAGTCATAGTCTCGTACTGATCCTTCAGAAACACTAAAACCTGACTGAAGGTGTCGAAACTATCGCTTGTGTTGTGGTAGCTCTTCATCGAAATCTTCCTCTACAATTAAATCAATGTCCCGAGGTCGGAGCTTACGCGCTCTTGGCCTCTTTTCTTTTTCTAGGAGCACTGTCTTCTCATGAAACTGCTTCTGCAGACGCATCTCTTTAGCGATATGATTTCGCTTACGTCTCATAGCACGCCTCTTATTCTTCTCAAATTCAGACATCTTCTTCTAGTTCTGGCTCCTCCTCATCTTCTAGGAAAGGTGGAAGACTGACATGCCCTCCCTTGAATAGTACTTCGAGTACCCGTTGGGGAGTAATGTCTAGCACCTCGAAGAGTTCTTCGAGATCTGGGTACACCTCTAGTAGCATGTCAATCTTCTGTTCCACGTTACATTAACCATTCCTTAGGTATAGATCCAATAGCATACTTGAAGCTATACTTCTCACACCATTGTGAGTTACGCATGTTACTACCTTGTACCTTCCCATCGTTGGGAAAGTAGAAGCGGATATCCAGGTGGGGGTTAGAGAACTTAACAGCTCTCATTTTCTGCTGGTCTTCAGACCTCAGCCATCCCTTTACTTCGATGTATATCTTGCTAGTATCCTCAGACGCATGATCACGAGGTTTAGCCAGAACGAAGTCAGGGGTATATCTTTTAGGCAGCACGTAGGGGATATGATCAGTTTCATATCGTGCCTTACGCCCCAGCATTCTCGCGACTTTGCTTTCGAGAACGCTTTTGTACTTTCCTTTCCTCCTGGATGTTTTTCTCTTCTTGTTTCTTAGTGACATATTCTTCTTGAAGTCTCAAGAACCTGGCTTTCCAATCACCGTAGGTGCTTTGACTCTTTCTGCTCCTCTTTGACATTTTCTCTTGGCTCCTTCTTCACACGTGTAAACCATCTTGGCCCAACAGAGAACCAGAACTTCCTTAGTCCTCTCCCTCCATTGGATTCCTTCCAGCACTCCTGCTTGAACTGACAGTATCTGCAAGGCAGGGGTATAACTCTATTGCCTGACTTACCATCAGGCTCATCAGTGTAGGCCCTGGGTGGCGGCTCCGCCTTGCCTAGTAGCTGACGAGTCTTGGCGATTATGCTTTCCCAGGGCTTAGGCTTAATCGTGTACTTATCTAATACCACATGTCCTAGCTCTTTGTCAACTACAAGGAATGCAGCTTCTGTTTTATTAGTAACCCGTGGATCTTCCTTACTAGCTTCATGATAAGCCGACAGCTGGTCCATATAACCGAACGGGTCATCCGACTCCAGACGGTGTTGCTTGAACTTCTCCATTCCACGCGAATTAGCAGTCTTAACATCCACCAGTAGACCGTCGATAATAGCGTCGCGATGCCCCTTAACACCGAATAGATCAAGTTCATCCTGCTCTCCCTCTACCTTGGAACCTCCCTCGCGCAATAGCGCAAGGACTTCTCTTTCTATGGTGTCCCCATGCAGGAACGTCATGAGGACGTTACCTGCCAGGGGCTCTGCTGTCTCAGGCTTGTGCTGCCTGTACCACAGCTTACGAGTACATTTCTCACCAAGAGAGCTCATACGCAGCGCTTCGGATTTATCCTTAGCTGCGTTACGAGCTTCCAAGGCTTTGTAGATGTTAGTTATCATTGGCCCACTCTATGGCAGCTTTGACCTCTTCCTCAGTAAGAGCATAAGCCAAAGCAAACGCCTCTGTTTTATCATGACCCAAGGTTTTCTGCAGTTCGTCAAACTCTGCATCGCTAAGAGGGCTCTGCTCGTCAGCTCCGGTCCCTCTGTAGTACAAGTAGCACGCATAGCGATACTTTTGCTCATTAGTTATCATTGTCCGCTACCATAGGCTCGTACTCTTTCTCGTCTTCTTCCTCGAAACCACACTCGTAGCAGATAAACTTCTGCAGAGTCTCGTTCCAATCTAGTGAATTGAGATCACAATCAGGACAGTACTTCATCTTAGAACAAGATCTTCGGTCTGGTTGGAGCGGCCCCCTCAGAAACAGCCTTGACTGCCTCGCCCTCGCTCTTGACGTACTCCTTCAGCTCATTCACCTTGACGGCAACGAGTCGACTGCCGTTGCCCTTGCCGTACTCGTTATTGTACGAGTAGGTCTCGACTTTGACGGTGACATTGGAACCATTGCCGATGAGTGCATCGCACGGATTACCCTCGGCATCAACAACCTCAGGCTTCTTAGCAGGACCACCATTCTTCTTATCAGGGTAAGAAGAGAAGGTTACGAAACCCTCTCGTGGCTTACCCTTCAATTTAAGGTTACCGTACTCGTACATAGCCTTCTCATCGAGCTTAACATCGATAGAATACTTCTTGTACTTCTCATCGGGAGTCTGGACTCGTGCCCACTTGCACTCCCCGGTAAAGTAATGGGTCGCCATTAGTGTACTGCCTCGCTTGCTGGAGCCATGGGTGGCTCGTCACTTGTAAACTGCTTAGGCCGCTTGATCGCAGACTGCTCAACCAGAGTATGGATCACAATGTCCTTGCAATTGGGGAGCATCCTAGGGATGATCTCCATTGCCTCTTCCTTGGTCTGGGCAATCACGTTGATGGGTGCAGACTCAGGGGCATAGAAGCTGATCTGAGCTACCCACACAGTATGGGTCGTTTCCTCGTTCATTGTTATATTTTCCTTACAAACTGCACAATAACCTAACTTAGTAAAACTGCAATGTTTCTTATGCTGTGTCAGTGGGTGTCTCTCCAATTCGTCGCAACTTGATACTGACCTGCCATTGGACATCGGAGTCCAAGTGCTTCGCCAGCAGCTTTGATGCTTTCACTTTGAACTCGGCCAATGTATTCAGCCACTTCTCTTCGTCCTCCGTACTCAGTTTGCCATTCGTCGTGGACAAAATTAACTTGCTTGTACAGGATTTTCTCGCCATTAAGTTTCTTTCTCCATATTAGATTTGCATGCTTCATTATAGTGGCTTCTCCGTTCTGGAGATAGCCGGCGAGCATTAGGTGCTCGCTGTTGCAGTATACTCGTCTTCCATCAAAGCCGACAAAGAAGCCTAGTCCGGCATCTCTTGGTATAGTACGCTCCCTAAGTTCTCTAAGTCCTGGGTAAGCGTATATGAAATCTTGCTTAGCTCTTGTACCCCCTTCAGGAGTTCGTCCAAGGATGTCTGCGAGTTTTCTATCTCCTGCGCCCAGGAGGAATGCATAGATGAAAGTCTTTGCAGAGTCCCTTGAGCAACCAAGGATAGACCCATTAAGCGAATGCGGGTCTGTTCCATCTTCTTTCTTACCTTCTACTAGTGCTTTAGTGAATGCAGGATCGTTGATGTAGTGGGCAAATACTCTTAGCTGAATACCTTCAGCATCACACCCAATAAGCCAACTATCATTATCGACCCCCCACAGGCTACGCATACTGCCCCCAAGCGCAGTAGCCAATTGTTTAAGATAATCCCCCTTGTACTTGATGCTCTTTTCAGCAGCAATATTTCCCATGTTAGGAGACCGGTGAGAACAACGACCGGTCCAAGTACCAATAGGATTAATGATGCCATGTATTCGTCCATCCTGGCTCCTGTAGTTGTCTTCCCATTCCTGGAGGGTCCTTACCCTTGAGGCTATGAGAAGCCTCTCCACGAGCTTCCTAGCGCCTTCTGGGGCACTCTCAGGAAGGGTGGCTAGATTTTCTTCGCAGACCTTGAAGCTGTTTCCGCTGGTGGTCCGCACTGTTGGCTGCCAGCCTGCTCCAGCGAGGCGCTCATTGATTTGTTTAGGACTTCCAGGATTGAATTCCTCTCTTCGGACAAGTGTAAAGCTGGACCCAGCAGACAGCTTAGTAAGATCAGTCCAGTCACGAGGAAGGCCAACGCGGGAGATCGTTCCGTGCTTGGTAAGCTTGGGGGTGATCTCTCGTACAGGTACAAGCTTAGGCGGGAAGGCGGTTCGTATATCGGCATCAAGCTGTAGTAACTTACACTCAAGTTCTTTCTTGAGGTTATCTGCTCTTTCTTTGTCATACTTAAATCCATTGAGGTGTATGTCTAGGCAGACCCAGGCCATGGCCATTTCGGCAAATCGTGCAAGATCATGGTCGGGTCCGCCTAGCCATTCCATTAGGTACTCGTAGAGCTTCGCTGTGATCTCTACATCCTGCTTACAATAGGTTACTAACTCTTCACTAAACTTATCAAACGGTGGAGATGGGAGCTTAGGGACTTCCAGGCGTGCTCCCCACGCCTCTAACCCATGGCCATTGCCGTCGTTCGGCTTGTACTTTAATAACCGACTCAGCACCAGGGTGTCAATTACTCTATGTTGGTTAATGCATCCAGGTAGGAACCGCTCAAGAACCAAGTAGTCATAAGAAATGAAGTTATGACCAATGATGCTATCAGCAGACCTAAGAAGGGCTCCAAGTCCCTCCATATTTCCTTCGTGAAATGTCTCAACTTCTCCTCCCTTATCTATGTTTTTGGTAACAACGCACCAGAGCTTACTAACCTGGTCTGGTTGTAACGAGTCTGTCTCAATGTCTACAACTAGTTTCAGTTAGAGTCCTCGTCATAGTATGCGTAATCACCCGACCGTCTCGGATCACTTTCAGGTAGTTTAATCCTATTGTCCTTGGTGATCTTTCTATTCTCGTCTATTGTATACCTCACTCGCATGTAGGTTGTCAAGTCTAAATTTGCATAGGTGTGGAACACACCATCCTTGACAATTTCAAAGTCGAACTCGAAGAGAAGCTCCTCCCAGTATTTCCTCTGGGTAGAGTTCAGGATGACTGTTTCCATGGAGTGCGGAAGCTGAAGATAGTACTCCAGCTCTTTCTTGATGATCTCTTGGGATTCCTTGACCGTCTTACCCTTAATAAGATGGTACTTACGGGCAGCGCTCGGCGACATCCAGTCTATGTAAAGCCTGTATTCCGGGAACCCGTGTATGATGCCTGCACCACAACAAGAGGGCACACCCTCACGTCTCAGATACGATGGTGTGTATGCCTTGTTACTCGTCTGGGACCTCAACGTCATGACTAACTCAACCTCCACTCTACTGGTTCGACTTGTAGCTTCTCCAGTTCCTTGTTCACTCTGGTAAAAGGTTTACTGCCTTCAAAGCCTTTCGATAACGGCGACGGATGTGGGACTGCAACAACAGGAGAATCACCGCACGCAGCAGTGTATTCTTGGGCTTTGCGTCCCATAAGAAGAAACGCCACTTTCTTTTCAGAAAGAAACTTAATGATCTCATAGGTCAGCTTTTCCCACCCAATACCTGCATGACTAAGCGGCTTACCTTCTTCCACAGTGAGGATCGTATTCCACAGGAGTACTCCCCTCTCAGCCCAGGCTCGAAGATCTCCAGAACGTGGCTGCGGGTATCCCAGATCACTCTGGTATTCCTTGAGTATATTACGTAGCGAAGGGGGAAGAGTTTTGATATGTGGTTGCACCGAGAAGGCGAGCCCATGGGCCATTCCTTTCGTGTGATAGGGATCCTGCCCCAGGATGACTACCTTGACCTTGTCAAAGGGAGTAAGCTCCAGGGCCTTGAACCAGTCCTCTTGCCTAGGAAGTACATTGTCCTTGTCGCGTAAGATTGTTCTTACTTCCCTGAACCCACACTTAGGGTCAGTCAGACCTCTCGTGTCCTTGCCGAAGAACTTGAGGAACTTCCACGTATCCATTAGAACGGTATCTCTTGAGTAAGAGCTACCTCAGGTTCTGATAGCTTGAAGGTCTTAGGGTCAAAGTCAAGACAACCGGCTGGTCCGGTGATAGCTCCGAACCTGTTGTTTCTAACCATGAGGTTAGTTCTGTTTCGAGTATGCCCATCAGCAGCTTCTTTGTCTCGGGACAGATAGACTTCAAGATCGCAAAGCTTGCTGGGCATCCGGGACCCTCTGGTTTTCCCATCGTCGTTGACATGCGAGACCAGAAAGAGTGTGAAGTTAAGATCACGGGTCATCCTCGCTAGCTTGGTTGAGATGTAGTCAAGGGTGCGACGTTCGTCGTCACCCTCTAGGCCTGTCACTAGCATCGTCAGATGGTCTAGGAAGATAAACTTACACTTGTTGACCGCTACGAGGTAGTGGATCAACCCCAGAATATCATCAGGATCGTCACTGCCAAAGTGAGAATGCATAAATAGCCGGCCACTACGCTTGACAAGATCATTAACCGCCAGCTCTTGGTCCGTACTGCTAATACCTGCATCAGGTAGGTGAGCAGGAACCCCCAGCTGATAGCCAACAAGACCTTGGACACTGCGCTTCTCCTGTTCTTCTAGGTGTATGATACCTACGCCGTGATCAGTAGTCTTGAGAAGGTGGAACTCGATCGCTCTAAGGAATTCGGTTTTGCCCACTTTCTCTTGCGCTGTGACGAGTACAAGTTCGGATGGTCTGATCCCATATGCCATACCATCCAACGTTGGAAAGGGATACGACCCGGACGGAGTCGCTGTCTGGCCCGATAGGATTTCTTTGACGTCATCGAAGACATCCCTTACACCTTTGGGCTGATACTTCTTCGCGTTCCACCACGTTCTTCGGAGTTCCTCTGGATTATCTTGGAGAGCTGCGTTAGCGTCTTTCCATTTGTCAAGCTTAACGTGGTATACCTTGTTGGGATCGAAGAGCCTGGCCACTGTGCTAGCAGCGTCCATGCCTGGTCTGTCATTGTCAAAACAGATGTAGATGTTTTCGAAGGCGTTGAGATAGTCAAAGCGCGCGATACAGTCTGACTCTGCCGTGGAGGCGCTTCGGACTGATACAACAGGGTGCTTGGATCCCAAGGCGACATAGAGGGACATGGCGTCATAGGCGCCCTCCGTTATGGTGATTGACTTGGAGGAGCCTGATTGAAACCTGGCTTCTCCAAACAACCGTACATCTGTTCCATCTCCGATTGCAACGAAGCTCCTAGGGTCCAGGCCACGAACCACACAGTAGCTGCCATAAGGGAAAGCGACAGAAACAGGCTTACCTGAACTGTCAACCTTGGTGTGGACATCGAAGAACTCCATTGTCTCCTTAGGGATCCCTCGGGCTCCCAGGTATTGATAGGTATATTCCATTGGTTCCTTAGTCTCTAAGTATAATCCCTTAGTTAATCCCTTATCCTCCTTAGAGTACCAAGGTACTCCTTGGCTCTCTAAGGACTCTATGTATATACCATAGAGTTCTTCGTCTGTCAAGAGCGAAATAGGGCTACCAGTAGAATTATAATAATTACAAGCAAAGCAATACTCATGCCCATCGTCAAAGACTCCTAGGTTATCTCCTGTCCTGTCTCTACCTTCCGAGGCACACTTAGGACACCTTGTCTTTCTCAGGAGCTTTGACTTGCTCCTCTTGTTTTTCGTACCCAGAGTATGGTCCTCCATAAATACACTTACCTGCCATGCTTGGGTGGTCTAAGTATACCCAGCAGGTCTTGCAGGTAGAGCAATTAGACTTGATCATAATGTAGTTGTTTTCGTCACGACGAAGTGTAGCATCTTTCTTGGCGTCTGTCAACAGCAGACTAGCAGCTTTAGCTGCGTCAGAAGTCAATACCATGTCGCCTCCAGATTAGATCCTTGAGGGCACTGGCATACTGGCCTACCGTAAGGCCACCGATGCCTGGTGCAGTGTTGGTCTCCAATACCCAAGCGTTGGTGTCGTCCCAAAGTACGTCAACCCCAGCAAAGTCAAGGCCAACAGCCCGTGTCGCAGCCACAGCCTGAGTGACGATGTCATCTGGGTAAATTCGTACGTTGTAGAAGTCATCAAGGGTCTTGCGTCGGACATTGATTGCCACTCCATCGACCACGTGGACCCGGTACTCCCGTGTAGAAGGTACAAATCGAGTGTAAAGGGGAGCATACGGTAGGACTGCCCAGGAAGGCCGTACAGAGGCGTTCAGGAGACCCCTTACCCACCCTAGGAGAGTTGCGTCATCGCGCTGTACGGGCAAATTTACCCCCGTAGCGTCGATAATCTGGACACCAGCTCCCTCTCGACCAGTAGTAGTACCCCGAACCACCACTTTGTGGCCTTCGTTAAGCCAATTCTGAGCTGTACTCTGGCTCCGGGTCCAAGGTACGGTACGTACCCCTTGCTCCGTCATGTATAGGAATGTACGGATCTTGTTCACCGAGACAGCCACTGCTTCGGGACTATTAATCCACCGGGAACCGTAGCAATGCCGAGGAGGAATGGAACAACCCCAGTTGATGATGACCTTATCCGGAGAGCCCACGTACCTCGACCCCTCCTTCAGGATTCGTTGTAATCCTAACTCTTCTTTGAGAGCTAGGCCGTGGCTGCAACGTCGATCCCAAAGAAGCATATGTACTCGGCTGGATGTCATTGGCTGGTCCTTCATCATAGATGGTTGCTGTAGTAATATTTTGGATATCCCACATGGAAGATTGTTTCTCTTCCTTGCGTTCAAGGAGTTTCTTCTCGATCTTGGTCTGCCATGCCTTCCAGTCGTGGAAGTAGACCAGTTCCAGGAGTGCCCCCTCGTTTTCCTCCATCATACCCCTGTAATCCACTTTGAAGATGGGCTCCAGGAATTTTGACGAGAAAATCCTACTTAGAAAGTGCGCCGCACCTTGGGAGTAGTACTCATCCATCATCTGATCCGGGGTATCCCACAAGGTGGGTACCTTGGAAGTCAGAGAGAGTAACTCAGATGACCACTCCGAAAGTCGTTCGCCATCAGTAGTGCCTTCCATGCCTCGGTATTCGATCGAACCAAACTTCGTAATCGCTGCAAGGTTCTGTCCCGAGTAACGTATAGCGTTATCGCTAAAGTTGATAAACGGGGCTTCTTCTTTGAGATCTTTAACACAATTACGGAGTGTGCCTTCAGCGTCGCTGAGTCTAAGGCAGAAGTGATTGCCTTGACGATGTCCTGGGAGCCGAGAGAAGAGCACATTTTCACAGAGCCAATACGCGCAGACATTAGTCCATAGTTGTCTTGGCTCCAGATAGAGCACGTTATTGTGTACATGGAAGCTTGTCCTCTTTGAGTCTTTCAGGACCTTGAGCTTAGGGTCCTCCAAGGTCTTGGAGAGGAACGCAATAGCCCTGGGAACTTGGTATGCTTGCAGGACACCCTTAGAGATGTACTCCTTGGCCATACCCCGTTCCCCTCCCCGAAGAGACGGTTCGAGCTTGGTAACCCAATGCTCGGTGTCAATCTCCGGGAGGGGATTGGAAGCTTCTACCTCTAGTTCAAGGCCTTGGTCGCCCTTCTTGCCTCGCTTACCGAGGTAGTCTTTGACTAGCTTTGCCTGAGTCATACCCTGGCCTCATCGCTGGCTACAATAATGAATCTACGCATTAGGCAGTACTCCCGTCTTCTCCACGATCTTCCTGATAATCAGGATATCCTTGTCAGTGAACCAATCGATCTTGCGGGTATCTGCATTGACCATGCCCACCAACCGGGCCTTGTACATCAAACCAAGTCTACGAGAGTCGATGCGATCAATGGCCATGTCTCTGTGAATGGACACAGCAGTCCTAATACCATGAGTTATCTCTCTGATAGCCCAGTCGAACCCTGCATGCACACCCATAATACAGTTATACATTCTCCGAGAGAAGAATGTATCCGATGATAAGTGGGTGTGAGGGATAGTAGAGATGCTCTGCATTGTGAGACCTTGACTCTGTATACGAGAGGGAACCCTCTTCAAGTACACAGAATCACCAGTCTTTCCTAAGTCGCAGTAACCGAGCTTAGGTGGTCTATCTGATAATGAGTCAGATCTGTGATCTACAGAAGCAATGGGCTTGGAGTAGGTGCCTTTGCGAAGATCATAGATATCCACAGTGGGATACTGATGGCGATCGCAGACAACATAGACAGGCTCATCTTTGTAGAAGCAGATGGTCCTGTCTAGTCTCAAGTCCATGTCATGCTTGGTTTCGTAGTCCCGAGCCATGGGAATGCACCTATTCTGGATACCTGGGATAGTCGCTTCTTCCGAAGATCATTTTGATCTTCTCGTCGATGCTCAAGTGATCCACACCGAATGGTAGATCGTAAGGGGAGAAGTATTTTTTGCCATCACTTAGGACATCAAACACCCACTTACAGGAGTCAAACAACCAACCATAGATCTTAGGTTCACCGACCCATGCATTCGAAAGAGACCGAAGTTCGACACCGTAGGACTTGGGTCGGAAGGCAGCTCCCTTGCCGTACATCTCGTGCCTGCGGGTGTCTGTGTCCCAGTTCTTGACGAAAAAGGAGAAGTACGTATCCTGCATACCTGACAGGAAAGTGCAGTCATTGAAGTGGCTTCGTTCGAACGGCCCCTGTCCTTCTGTCCATCCAGTATGGAGATGACCACCACCTGTATGGGACATGGGGATTGGCTTGGGCGGCTTGTTCCGGTAACCATACCAACCAGCGTAGTCAGGTTCACAACCAAGCAGCTTGGAACCTGGCGACAGGGTGGTGTAGTAGTCCTTGTCGAAGGTGACGAAGGGAACAGCCCTGAGCTCGATGTCAGAGCCAACTAGGGCTTGACATTGCTCCTTAACTGAGTTAACATTGTAACAGAATTCTCCAGCCGAGGTACATGGAGCAATATTGAACTCCAGGGCAGTGCCATCACGCTGTACTGCACCATCCTTCAGAGGATAGGGGTCCTCCTTAGTGCCCGGTACAAGACCCTCGGCGGAGATATACATGTTCCGGCTCTTGGAGAACAGGAACAACTCGGGATCACATCCTACTCGTAGTGTCACGCAATTTCTCCTCTAGATTCTCCAGTCTTTGATAGTACTCGGATCGACGAGCCAGATGAGAGTGCTCGTGAAGCCAATCTTCAAGCAATTGAAGAAGGTCTTCGAGCTCCTGCTCATTGAGTTCTAGTTGTTCCATCATGCAGCTTCACCAGCTCTGATTTGTGGTACACCACGTTCTTCTCGATGATATACTTCAAGACATTGACATCAGAATCCTTGCATTCCTCGCAGAAGAACAGCTCCTCTGAGTACCAATAATTTGTCTTATTGGGCTTAGAGAGAGTGTCACTCTTGCACATGGAACAACCCTTCCTCAGCTTGGGCATGACCATGTGAATAGGGAACAAGGCTCCCTGCCAACCCTTGTAAAGGTACTTGAACTTGGTGGTATGGTCCTCGATAAGGGGCACTGAGACTTTCTTGCACACGCAGTAGACCTCCCCTTTCTTGCAAGTAGTGCAGAAAGACATGGGAGTGTGCTTGTGGTGCTTACCCTTAGAGGATGGGAATGTTCCCTTGTAGGGGGTTACAAGTGCTGTGTACCTGTCTAGAGGCGACGAGTTGAATCTTGTGGACATGAACTTGGCAGTCCACAGTTCATAGGAAGGTACTAGTTCAGGTTCTTTGTACTTGACAGAGGATTCCTTGTCAGCCAAAGCATTCAACATCCATCTCTCGGATGCCCAATACATAGTAACTTCGTCTGCTGTGTGCATTACGAAAAGAGGACGACTAGGATTACGAGCGAAATTGAGAGTACCGTTGCGGTAATTGACAAAAGAGACAGCATATGCTCCCTGATCGGCTTGTTGCAGAGTCCTGGATACGTCAGAATTAAGTCGTCGGGCAAATTCCACTGAATCAGACGATACTGCTGTCGCTTTGTTCTTGACAAAGGATTCAATGGTGCCATTGTGACATAGTACGATGTTGTCATCGAGGATCGGATGTGCATTGTCTCTAGTCTCCGCACCAATGGTGGATAGGCGTGTGTGACCCATCATAAGGAATTCATTCTTGATGGTTCTGAACCCGGCTCGCACCCCAGCATCGTTGAAGAAGCTAACGGAGTTCATTAGCTCCTTTTCCAAGACATAGGTGGTCCTACCCTTCTGGTTCTTACCGAGCAAGAGCACACCAGTGGAGTTAATGCCTCTATCTGCTGATAGGTAGCCTAGGAATACACCCCTGTCGAACTCCATAGTCGACAGAGGGGTCCTGCTGGTAACCCCGAATAGACCACACATCAGATCACCTCGCCGTCGTAACTTCGCTACTAGGAGACAGGGTCTCCGTAGTACTTCTTCGCTTCCGTGGCTGCTTCCTCCAGATCATGAAAGGCGCCAACATATATCCTTTTACCCTTCTCACTCCGATGTACGACCCAGAGTTGACGGTCCTTACTCCAAGACACGCCCCGAACCCCGGATTTGTTAGCCTTGGAGAGGCCTTGATTGAGTAGATTTGTAGATTCATCGACATCCCTCAGGTTCTCGATACGGTTATCGTTCTTCACACGGTTTTTATGATCGATATCGTGATCTGGCCATTTGCCGTGTACGTAGTACCATGCCAGTCGATGGGCACCGTAC